TTTAGAACAAAGGCGATTACAGGCGCAAAATTAAAAAATATTCACGTTTTTGAAAGCGGTCAAGTAGCTTATGTTTATGACTATAACGAGGCTTATTGCTGTCCAAGTGAAGAATACTTTTTTCAACATTTTGAACCCATCCCCTCCGAGCCTCAAACAAGGTGGGTGAATGTGTATNNTCATTTCAACAACAATTAATCAACTCAAAATGGGTGAATGTATGAAAGTAAGAATAACGAAATCGGGAAAAAAGACATATTGGTATTCAAATAGAATAGGCGAAGTATTTGAAGTTACACAATCTGAACGATATTCAGAAAGCTATCAATTTAAAAACGACGGTATTTTAAACTTTATTGACAAGGTCGATTGTGAAATATTACAACCAACGGGGGAAAACGACTTTAATACACAAGCGTTATCGCCACAAGAAGAACCAAACGACAAGCTATTCCAAGCTGCGGTGGCTGCGATGCAGGGGATGTTGGCAAACGAAGGAATACGGCAAATTGGATTACATGCTATTGATATAATGCCATACGCTTGGGACTACGCCGAAGCCCTAATAAACGAAGGTAAAAAAAGAGGTCATTTATAACTCAAAACAAGGGGCTAAAAAGTTTGGTAAATGAGATTAAAAATGGTAATTTTATAAGGAAATAACCCCACCTAAAGACTAAACTATGGAAGATAACGGTTCACGGCTTTGCGTTAGTGCCGTGATTGAAAAACTAACGTTCACTTTAAAACAAATGTAAAATGGAACTACAAAACTTGACTAAAGAACAAATGCAGGCATTACGCAAAACCGATGTTAGCGGTGCGGTTGCCTTGCTCAAATTTCTCAAAGAAGAACAGCAAGATGATTACAAAAAAGCAAGCGGAGTATTTGATGCAAGTGTTCATCAGTATTACGAAGAAGCTCTGATGGCTGTTCTTGAATTGTTGGAAAGTCGTTTTGGCAACTGACCGCTAACGTTTTGCGTGTTTATGTCAGGCGGGCATAGCACGACTTAAATATTAATCGCAAGCTGTCCGCCCGCTTGCATAAACACGCTGTTAGCAGCAGTAGCTTCCACAAATGTTCATTCGGAGAGAAAAAAAAGAAAATAATAATTTTTTAAGGTGGGGTGCGGTGGCATCTCTTATTAATAACAATTAAATAAATTACGCTATGAAAAGACCAGAACAATGGTTAAAAGATAATATTGAACTCAATGATTGGAATAATTTAGAGGAGCAGCTGCCAGACACATTGTGGACAAGTAATGTAATAAAATATATGAATAAATACGCAATGGAACTTAAACAAGAGTTGCATAAAGCATTAGAAGATACTGTAAGTTTTGATAATGAAAGCGAAAAGTCAAATTTTATAATTGAAATAATGGAAAAAGTAAATTCACTATGAAAGACAGAGAAAATAAGTTGCAATTAGGAGATTGCTTAGAAAAAATGAAAGAGATACCAAAAGGGACGGTTGATATGATTTTATGCGACCTTCCTTATGGAACGACAATTTGTAAATGGGATGCAATTATACCATTTGAACTATTATGGGATGAATACAAGAGGGTAATAAAAGACAATGGAGCAATAGTTTTGTTTGGTAACGAACCATTCAGCTCTAAATTAAGAATGAGCAATGAGAAGTGGTATAAATACGACTGGGTTTGGCAAAAAACAAGACCATCATTGTTTCAACACGCAAACAAAAGACCGATGAAAGACCACGAAAATATTTGTGTGTTTTACAAAAAACAACCGACTTACAACCAAGAATTAACAGCACTTGAAAAACCGAATAAGCGATGGAGAAAAAACAAGATGGGTAGTTTTTTATTGGATGGATGCAAGGATGTTGAGAGTAAGCAAACAATGACTGGATATAACAGGCAAATATTAACTTATGAATTGCACAATGTAGGTTTATTGCACCCTTGCCAAAAGCCATTACCATTATTAGAATTTCTGATTAAAACATATACGAATGAAGGAGAAACGGTTTTAGATAATTGTGTTGGTAGTGGTTCAACTTGCGTTGCCTGTAAAAACACTAACAGAAATTATATTGCGATTGAAAAGGATGAGAAGTATTTTTTTATTGCAATGGAAAGATTAAACGGAGTTCCTATTTGAAATATTTTAAATTTTTGAAAAAAATTATGAGAGCGTTGGCAAAAAATTATTGTTTTCTTTTTTTCGTTCAAATTACTGATGAACTTAATTAGATGCACGGCTATTGCTGCTAACAATATATTTGCGCATTGCCGAATTTTGGCGTATTTGCGCAAGTTAAACAGTTTACAAAGCAGTAGTTCAATTTATCAAATGGTATAACCAAAACAAATAACATGAAAGACTTAATTTTAAAAGATAAGACAGGGCGAAAAGTAATTACGGTAGGGGATTTCAGCGATGGACTACTTATTTACGTTGAAGTAGAAGATACGCTTACCGATGATTCAGAGTGTGGATATGTCACCCCATCCCAAACCCGCGAACTCATAGCCCACTTAACCAACTGTTTAAAGGAGGTGGAGAATGGGTAAGGTGAAATAATTTTTTTCTTTAACAGAAAAGAAGTAGCGGCTTTAAAAATAAAAGCATAACAAAATGGCAGACAAAAAGCTAAATAAAATCTTAACCAACATTCAACGGCAAATTGATGCGAATGATGAACTTGGAAAGCCGCGAAACAAAATAGCATGGTATGGGTTTACTGGCGTTTTGCTGACCGTTGAAGAAATCGAATACCTTGTTAAAATTGTAGAAAGTAAATCGGAAGTTTAAAGCATGGGAACAACTAAAAAAGCCATAATCATAGCAGAAAACAGGGCTATTGAAGTAAGGCAATCTTCTTTATCAAATTTTGTTTGGGTGGATATTAAAACCGAACAAGCCTATTTTTCGGGGGAATTGAAATTTAATCCATAACAATTAAAACCTTACTTATTTGTTGTTTGTGTTCAATAGTTGGTTAATATTGTGCCTATGAAAGCCGTAATTTATACAAGAGTAAGCTCCGACACCCAAGTTGAAAAGGGTGTTTCCTTAGACGCTCAATTAGAAAAATGCCGAATCTACTGCCAATTTAAAGACATGGAAGTAGTTGACGTAATAACTGATGAAGGCGTGTCCGGTATGAAAACCGATAAAAGACCTGGATTTGTGCAAATGATGAAAATGGTGGCCGATAAGACCTGCGATGCTATCGTGGTGTATTCGTTGTCAAGATTTTGCCGTAATACAGCCGGAACTATCGTAGCAATAGAGAAAATGAATAAAAACGATGTTGCCTTTCACTCTTTAACCGAGAATATCGACACTACTACTGCAGTCGGGAAACTATTTTTATCTATGATAGCGGCTTTTAGCGAGTTTGAGTGCAATATTACCGGCGAAAGGACAAAATCTGCCTTAGACTACAAAAAAAGCAAGGGTGAGGCATTAGGTAGCGTTCCTTATGGGTTTAAAAGGAATGGCAAAATGTTGGTCCGTGATGAAGCCGAGCAGGAAATCATAACCCTTATTATGGGGTTACATTTTAACGACTATTCTTACGGTGAGATTTGCACTGAATTACAATCACGTGGGCTAACCCCAAGAGGACAAGCATGGCACAGACAATCAATTTCTAACATCATAAAAAACAATTTACAGGGTGAAAAAACTTCGATATGACAGCAGAAGAATACGCAAAATCAGTTACTAACAATGAAACTTACCAAGCTGAATTAATAAAAGCATTTAAAGCAGGTAGGGACACTTCGGCAGTTAGCAGAGTTGAGGTTATTGATGAAAAAGGCAGAAGCTATGTAAAATATTGCAAAGAGGGTGATGTCACATTAAATTTTCAGGATAGCGATAAAACATTAAAAGTGTTTATAAACCAACTTTTTTAACCTTTATGAAAAAACGAATTGAAGTATTACGTGAACTGCTAAAAACGACTACCGATGAAGCGTTAAGGGTTCAGATAAAAAAAGAAATCAATCAGTTAACAGGGTGGATAGAAACTTCCGATCCAATACAAGTTGTGCAATGAGAGTATTAATAACACATGAGGAGAGCCAAACAGTGATGGAGGCTTTTTTAAACTTGGGATATGACGCTTATAGTTGCGATTTACTCCCTTCAAGCGGTAATCATCCGGAAAGGCACTTGCAAATGGACTGTTTTGAAGCTATTGAACTAATAAAACCTGATTTTTTGGGCATGCACCCGGAATGTACAAGATTAACAGTAGCGGCTAATAAATATTATAAGCCTGAATACTCTGAACGTTTCCCAAACATTAATAAAGAACGAGCGGAAGCTGTTGAACACTTTTTGAAATGCACCGAAGCGTTAGAAAAAGTTGGGTGTGGGTATATTGAAAACCCGATTGGGATAATGAGCCGACTTTATAAAAAACCAACTCAAATAATTCAACCATATCAGTTTGGGCATACTGAAAGGAAAAGCACCTGCCTATGGATTGCGGGACTGCCAAAATTACAACCAACTGAAATAGTGGAACCAGATATTATCGTTCACAAAAGCGGTAGAACAGATAGTAGGATGCACTACGAAACATTTAAACTTCCTAAAGAACAAAGGCGAAAGGCCCGTTCAAAAACCTTTCCCGGGATTGCGAAAGGAATGGCAAACCAATGGGGCGAATACTTAAATACTAAAAAATGAAAAACATACTACCTTCTGACGATTTTACTCCTGACAAGGTTGACGAATCAGCCGTTGTTGTTCCGATTAACAAAGAACAGAAACTTATTGGACAGCTAATTAACCGTAATCAGCCCGTATGGGAACTTGATATGCTAAGTGGACAGATAACCCAAGCCAAGATAGAAACTGTCGGA